TGAAGCGGATTGGTCGAGGGCGGTCGCAGCGACGACTGCTCAAGGACACGTGGTACCGCAACGCAAAGTACGCTGGGAGTTACGCCGCAGCCCGTGCGGCAACGCTGGCGGGGCTCTAATGGCCATCAGCATCAAGCGCACCTCCGCGCTCACTCAGGGCGGCGTCAAGCTGCTCTGCTACGGCCAAGCCGGGGCGGGCAAGACGACGCTCATCGCGTCGCTGCCTAGTCCAATCACCCTCTCGGCGGAAGGCGGCCTCCTGAGCCTCCAGGGGGCCGATCTGCCTTACGTCGAAATCGGCAGCATGGCCGATCTCCACGAGGCTTACTTGTGGCTCGTCTCGTCCGACGAGGCGCACGGCTACGAGAGCATCGCCATCGATAGCATTTCCGAGATCGCAGAAGTTTGCTTGATCGCTGAGAAGAGGACCGCCAAGGATCCGCGCCAAGCGTACGGCGCGATGATCGACCAAATGAGCGAGGTGATTCGCGCGTTCCGCGATCTGCCTCGGCACGTGTACGTCAGCGCAAAGCTCGACAAGAGCGCCGACGAGCTCGGCAAGGTCAGCTACGCGCCGAGCATGCCAGGGGCAAAGCTGGGCCAGCAAATTCCCTACTTCTTCGACGAGGTGCTTGCGCTCCGCGTTGAGCGCTCCGAATCAGGCGAGCCCGTCCGCGGGCTGCTCACGCAGGGAGACGGAATTTGGACCGCCAAGGACCGCTCCGGGCGTCTCGACGCCTGGGAGCCCGCGGACCTCGGCGCGGTCATCGGCAAAATCGGAGGCTCAAAATGAACGAGCTCGACACCCTAGCCGCCGCATGGTCCGCGGCGAAGACCGCCGAAGGCGAAGCCGTCGAGGCCCGCCGCGCCATCGAGGACCGCCTCGTTGCGCTCCTCGCCATCCCCGAGGGGAAAGAGGGCACCACGAACGCTTCGACCGAGCAGGGCATGGTCATCAAGATTGTCGGGCGGCTGAATCGCAAGGTCAACACCGACCGACTTCAGGAGCTCGCCACCGAGCACGGCCTCACGGAGCACCTGACGGCGCTATTCCGCTGGAGCGCAGACATCAACGCTGCCGCGTGGAAGAGCGCGTCAACGGCCATCACAGCCCCGCTACTCGGGGCAATCACGACGACCGCAGGTCGTCCGTCATTCAGCATCAGCAAGGACAAGTAAAATGGAATTCTCCTTTGACACCGCCGAAATCCCAGTATCCGACCGCAGTTTTGACCTGCTCCCCGCCGGTTGGTACGCGGCGGCAATCACCGCCGCCGAAAGCCGCGACACGAAGTCAGGGACCGGGAAATACCTCCGAGTCGAGTTCACCCTCGCCGACCCTGCGGGGCGCAAGGTGTGGTCAAATTACAACGTGAAGAACGACAACCCCGCGGCGGAAAGCATCGGGCGGCAGCAGCTCGCCGAGGTCGTGCGAGCGATCGGCAAGAAGGCCGTGCGAGACACCGACGAGCTTCGCGGCTGCGTGCTTTCGATCAAAGTGAAGATCCGCGAAGCAGCGAACGGTTACGAGGCGAGCAACGAGGTCGCAGCCGCGAAGGCCCTCGAAGGCTCCGCGCCGACGAAGACCGCGACGAAGGCCACGCCGCCATGGGCGAAGAAGTGATTCAGCCGAATGGGGGGCCGTCGCTTGCGGGCGGCTCCCCGCTTCGGGTGGGCGACCGCTTCGGTCGGCTGCTCGTCGCCTCGACGGCCCCGCTCGTCGCGCTCTGCGACTGCGGGTCGATCGTCGCCGACCGCAAGGCGTATCACCTGACGCACAATCGCCTTCGCTCCTGCGGATGCCTACGTCGAGAGCGCATCGAGGTTCCTCACGAGTCGGCGACGTGGACCGGGATCCGCTGCCTGAACCCAGGCGAGAAGGTCCGGTTTCAACGCTTCGCGGTCACGTGCAAGCGATGCAACCAGCCGAGCGAAGTCGGCTACCCCGCGCTCGTGACGCGCAAGCAGCCGCTCCACGGCTGCGCACGTTGCGCCGTAGCGCATCGGTGGAGCCTCAAGGCGGTCCCGATCTCCGAAATCGAAGGGCGCGCCGTTAAGGCGGCGATGCGCGCAGCGGCGAAGGCTGTTGCGGGAGATGAGGCATGAGCAACAAATTCACAGAAGACGAAGCCCGCGCGTTCAACTGGCTTATGGAGGGCTTTAGCCGCAGTCCCCGCGTGATTAGCGCGCTGAAAGAACGCGCCCTCACCGCCGAGGAGCGGCTGGAGCAAATGACGCGCGAGCGCGACGAGGCGCGGGCGCAGCTTGCAGAGCTGGCAACGAAGAAAGAAAAGCCATGAAAATCCCTGAACCCAAGCACACCATCGCGGCCCTCGTCGACGCAAGCCACGAAGCGAAGCGCGCGAGCCACGCAGAGTGTTTCCGCCCGCATATGGGCGCAAGTACGCTCGGCGAGAGGTGCGAGCGCAAGCTATGGCTCGGCTTCCGCTGGGCGGTGCGCGAGCGCTTCCCCGGTCGCATCCTGCGCGTGTTCCGAAGGGGCCATCGCGAGGAGGAAACCGTCGTCGAAGACCTCCGCGCGATCGGCATGAAGGTCCGCGCGACGGGCACGGCGCAGACGCGCGTCGAGTTCGGCTCGCACGTCTCGGGAAGCATCGACGGCATCATCACCGCAGGCGTGCCCGACGCGCCGAAGAAGGCCCACGTCCTCGAAATCAAGACGCACGCGAAGAAGTCGTTCGACACGCTCGAAAAGGACGGCGTTGAAAAGGCGCACCCGAAGCACTACGCGCAAGTGCAAGCCTACATGCTCGGAACGGGCGTCGACCGCGCGCTCTACGTCGCCGTTTGCAAAGACGACGACCGGCTCTACACCGAGCGCGTGGAGCTCGACAAGGAGCGCGCGGAGAAGCTCGTCGCACGCGGGCAACGCATCGCGCTCCAGGACGAGATTCCACCGCCTATTAGCGCGGACCCGACGTGGTACGAATGCAAATGGTGCAGCGCCCACGACCTCTGCCACGGGTCGAAAGTCACGCAGGAGGTCAACTGCCGCACGTGCGCGCATTCGACGGCGACGCCTGAATCAACGTGGACGTGCGCTCGCAACGGCGACCACGTGATGCCCGTTGACTGGATGCGAGAGGCTCACGACTGCCACGCGCTGCACTGCGACCTCGTGCCGTGGCCCGTCACGTACGCCGAGGGCGGCGACGCGGTGCACGTCATCGACGGGCACGAGGTGCGAGGCTTCGCGTCGACCGAAATCGTCGCGAACCCGAAGGCGTGCATCGACCCGCCCCTAGTCGCGCTCCGCACCAAGTTCGGCGGGCGGATTCTCGGATGAAGCTCCGCCCCTACCAGCAACGCGCGATCGACCAGCTCTATGCCTGGTTCGCCGCGGGCAACGCAGGCAACCCGTGCCTCGTCCTTCCGACCGGCTCGGGGAAGTCGCACGTCATCGCCGCGCTCTGCGAAGACGCCATCACGCAATGGCCCGAGACGCGCGTTTTGATGTTGACCCACGTCAAGGAGCTCATCGAGCAGAACGCGGCGAAGCTGCGCGCCCACTGGCCCGGCGCGCCGATGGGCATCTACTCCGCGTCCATCGGGCGGCGTCAGCTCGGCGAGCCGATTACCTTCGCGGGCATCCAGTCGATTCGCAAACGCGCCGCCGACGTTGGGCACGTCGATCTCGTCATCATCGACGAAGCGCACCTCGTCAGCCACAAGGACGAGGGCGGATACCGCGACTTCATCGCCGACCTCGCCGCCATCAACCCCGCGCTCCGCGTCATCGGACTAACTGCGACGCCGTACCGCCTCGGGCACGGGATGATTGACCAAGACGGCGCGCTCTTCTCTGCGCTCATCGAGCCTGTGTCCATCGACGAGCTCGTCCACCAAGGGCACCTCGTGCGACTGCGGAGCAAGTGGACCGAGTTCGGGCTCGACACGGAAGGCGTCCACACGCGCGGCGGCGAGTACATCGAGAGCGAGTTGCAGGCTGCGGTGAACACGCCGCAGCAGAACGAGCGCATCGTGCGCGAGACGATCGCCCTCGCAGGCGACCGCCGCTCGTGGCTCTTTTTCTGTTGCGGCGTCGACCACGCCCGCGACGTTTGCTCCGCGCTGCAACGGGAGGGCATCGCTTCGGATTGCATCACGGGGGAGACGCCGAAGAAGGAGCGCGAGCGCATCATCGAAGAGTTCAAGCGCGGCGAGCTCCGCGCGC